CCAGATAATATTGCAGAAGAATTTTTTAGGTCAGTTTATCCTACAATATCTTCTGGAAATACAACAAAGGTATTAATAGTTTCAACACCAAATGGGATGAACCAATTTTATAAAATGTGGACTGATGCCGTAGAGGGTCGAAGTGATTACTTACCGATAGATGTTCATTGGTCAGAAGTTCCAGGCCGAGATAAAAAATGGAAAGAACAAACTATAAGGAACACATCAGAAGATCAGTTTAGAATTGAATTTGAAACAGAATTCATAGGTTCAACAAACACACTAATTTCACCATCCAAATTGACAAAATTAGTCTATAAAAATCCGATAGCAAGCAAAGATGGTTATGATGTTTGGGAAAAGGCACAAGATGGTCGTTCCTATTTTATGGCATGTGATGTAGCAAGAGGTGCTGGAAAGGACTTTAGCGCATTTTCGGTTATTGATATAACAGATACACCATATAGAATGGTAGCAAGATATATGAACAATCAAATATCACCTTTACTATATCCTACAGTCATTGCAAAGGTGGCACAGGATTATAATGAAGCTCATGTTTTGTTGGAAGTTAATGATATTGGTGGTCAAGTGGCCGATACTTTACATTATGATTTGGAATATGAAAATATATTGACTTCAACGACAAAAGGTCGTTCTGGTCAGGTTCTATCGGCTGGATTTTCTAAAGGTACAGATTTGGGAATAAAAACAACTGCACAAGTTAAAAGAATCGGTTGTCGTGTCCTCAAAAATCTTATTGAAGAAGATCAATTGTTGATACCTGATTTAATGGCTATCGCAGAATTATCTTGTTTTGCTATAAAGGGAAAAAGTTATGCAGCTACGGAAGGAGCTCATGACGATATAGTAATGTCACTTGTACTTTTTGCATGGGTGGCAAATCAGAGGTATTTTAAGGATCTTATGGATCAGGATCTACGGTTGCAGATGTATCAAGAACGGATGAGGGAAATTGAAGAAGATTTGACTCCATTTGGATTTATTGAAAGCGGATTGGAAAACGAAATCATCGTGGATGATAGTGGCCAAAGTTGGAATGTTGTAAAAGATCATGGTTATGGGTGAAGAAGTCTTTTTTTATAAATAACTATATACAATAAAAAGACACGATTTTTTAGGGAAAGTTTCAGTAAATTAAAAATTGAGTTCAATAAGGAGAAAAGAAATGGCATTTCAAGTTAGTCCAGGCGTAAACGTTTCGGAAATTGATGCTACTAACGTGGTTCCTGCTGTCAGTACGTCTGATGCAGGATTTGCCGCTGCTTTCGTATGGGGGCCTGCAGATAAAATTACTACGATAGCATCAGAAGTTGCTTTAGTAGATACATTCGGAAAACCAGACTCCGATACACAGACAAACTGGTATACAGCTGCAAGTTTTCTTGCCTATGCAGGATCACTGCAAGTAGTCAGAACACTGGGTGCAGCTGCATATAATTCATCAGATGGTACAGCAGCTGCAACGGAAGGTGTAATTGTAGACTTTGAAACTACAATCACAAGTGGTGGTAATAGTTACACAGACCAAAATACAGAAAGTTTAACTGGTGGTACTGGATCTGGTGCTACTGGTAAGATAACTGTTGTTGGTGGTGCTATTACTGCAATTACAATAGTTGCTGGTGGTACTGGTTATAATTCAGGTGATGTATTAACAGTTGCAACAGGTATAAGTGGTACAGTTACGGTTGAAACAGTAACAGGTACTTCATCTGCTGGTATTTTAGTTAAAAATGAAGAAGATTTTGATGGTGGTGCTACAACAGGAACAGCAACTTTTGTTGCTAGGTATGCTGGTGCATTAGGAAATTCAATACAGGTTGATGTTTTTCATGCTAGTTCTGGAAATTTATCAAATTGGAAAGAAGATTTTTATCAAAATGGTTCTACTACTACTGTTGATTTTGGTGCATTGGTTGATCGTGCGCCAACAACATCTGATTATGTCCTAAATAACAATGGTGGAACAGTAGTGAATGATGAAATTCATGTTGCAGTCGTTGATTATGACGGTCAGATTTCTGGAAAGGCAGGCGAGGTATTAGAAACTTATACTCATCTTTCATTATCAACTGATGCAAAGGATGCTCAGGGGAATAGCAATTACTACAAAGATGTTATTCGCAGAGATTCGAGATATGTATATGCTACAGGAAATTGGGATAATGTAGGCAGAGCAGATTGGGAAAGCAAATCTTCCACTGGAACAACGGCATTTAGTGATGTGGGTGGTTCGACTGCAATTTCAATAAAATTAGCAGATGGAGAAGATGATGATGATTCATCATCGGGTGGTGGAAATCATTCTGCAAAACGTTATTCTGCAACAACTGGTTATGGGTTGTTCGTAGATAAAGAAGCGGTTGATATTGATTTGTTGCCTATCGGGGTAGATTCTTCTGGTGCATTAGCAATTTTAGTAATTGATAATATAGCAAAGATACGAAAGGATTGTATCGTGTTTTTATCACCAGATAGTGCTAGTGTTATTGGTACAGGTATAACTAAAGCAGCTGATGTTGTAACGGATTCGACTCAAACAGGTCTGAGCAGTACATCTTATGCAGTTATGGATTCTGGTTGGAAAAGAACCTACAACAGGTATACAGATAAATATATAGACATACCGTTAAACGGTGATGTTGCTGGTTTGTGTGTCAGTGTTGATAATTCATTGGGTGCATGGTGGAGTCCAGCAGGGTTGAATCGTGGAGCAATTCGTAACGTAGTAAAATTGCATTTCGATCCAAATAAGACAGAAAGGGATACTCTTTATAAAGCAAATATCAATCCAGTTGCTAATATTTCTGGTGCTGGTACAATTCTTTATGGGGATAAAACATTCTTGAAAAAACCAAGTGCTTTTGATAGAATTAACGTTCGTAGGTTATTCAATCTATTAGAACGAACTATTTCTAGTGCTGCTAAATACATGTTGTTTGAATTTAATGACGAATTTACTAGGTCATCATTTCGCAATATGGTAGAACCATTCCTTTCTGGTATTAAAGCAAAACGAGGCATTTACGACTTCAAAGTTGTTTGCGATAGTTCAAATAATACTAGTGATGTAATTGATAGAAATGAATTTGTGGGTGATATTTATATCAAACCAGCACGTTCCATTAATTACATTCAATTGAATTTCATTGCTGTTAGAACTGGTGTTTCGTTCTCAGAAGTAGCAGGGTAATAAGGAGAAAAGTAAATGGATATTACAGGTTTCAAGCAAGCAATGGCAGGGGGTGGGGCAAGACCTACTCTTTATTTTGTCCAAGTTATGCCGCCATCTGGACTTAGCAAGACGGGGAACAATGGTCTGGACGGTGCTAATTTTATCTCTTTCATGGCACAAACTGCTTCTATTCCATCAGGGAATATTGGTATGATAGAAGTGCCTTACATGGGTAGAAAGGTTAAAATGGCAGGCGATAGGACATATGAAGATTGGAATACTACTGTTGTCAATGACGAAGGATTTACGGTCAGGAATTATGTCGAGAAATGGCAAGAATTGATTAATGGCCCTATTTCTAATGTTACTTTAGCAGATAGTTATTCTGAATACACATCTGTTGCACACGTTGTTCATCTTAGCAAAAGTGGTGAGAAAATTGCAGAATATGCTATGCAAGATTGTTGGCCTAGTGTAATTGCTGGTATCGAGCTGGGTTGGGAAACCAACGATTCATTAGAAACGTTTGATATAACTTGGACGTTCAATCAATGGGTCAATCTCGGACGTGATCAGAGTGCTAAGTCAAACTTAGCTGGTGATATTGTTACACCAATCGTTAATAAGATGAAAGACGCTGCGGTTAGTAAAATCGAAAGTCTATTAGATAAGTTAGCATAAATAAAAATAAAACTATGGTAGGGGGATTTCCCCCTACCCTGTTTAGGTATTACAAATGGCAAGATTTTTAGGATTTGAAATTACAAAAGCAAAAAAGAAAGATGTGAGATCTTTTGCAGCCCCAGAAAATGATGATGGTGCTTTGCCTATAGCATCAGGTGGTGCTTTTGGACAATATATTGATATGGCAGGGTCTATCAAGAATGAGATAGAACTGATTAACCGATATCGTGATATGGCATTACATCCAGAATGTGATGCGGCTATTGATGATGTAGTAAATGAAGCAATCGTGATACCAGAAGACGAAGACAATGTTGTTAAATTAGATTTGGAAAATTTAGGTGCGCCTGATACCGTTAAAAAGAAAATACATGAATCCTTTGATAGTATTATAGATAAACTCAATTTTAACGAAAAGGCATATGAGATTTTTAGAAAATGGTATGTAGATGGTAGACTTTACTATCACATAATAATTGATGAGAAAAATAAAAAGCAAGGAATTCAAGAACTAAGATATATAGATCCGAGAAAAATCAGAAAAGTCAGAGAAAATGTGAAAAGCAAAGCACAGAATGGCATTGATATGATTCAGAAATCGGTAGAATATTTTGTATTCAACGAAAAGGCAATAAAACCTGATGCCCAGATATCAGAAGCAGTTAGAATTTTGCCTGATGCCATTGCTCATGTTACATCTGGTATGTTTGATCACTCCAAAAACGTAGTCGTAAGTCATTTGCATAAAGCAATAAAACCGTTAAATCAATTAAGAATGATGGAAGATGCATTAGTAATCTACCGTATCAGTCGAGCTCCAGAAAGACGATTATTCTACATAGACGTAGGAAACTTGCCAAAAGCAAAGGCAGAACAATATCTGCAAGATACCATGAATCGGTATCGAAATAAATTAGTCTATGATGCAGATACTGGCGAGATCAAAGATGATCGTAAGCATATGGCAATGTTAGAAGATTTCTGGTTGCCCAGACGAGAGGGTGGACGGGGTACAGAAATTTCAACATTGCCTGGCGGACAGAATTTAGGTGAGATGGAAGATGTTATTTACTTCTTACAGAAATTCTACAAGTCGTTGAATGTACCATCGTCCAGAATTGATGATCAAAACGGTTCGGGTTTTTCATTAGGTCGAGAATCCGAAATAACAAGAGATGAATTGAAATTTTCAAAGTTTGTTCAGAGGTTGAGAACAGAGTTCACTGATTTCTTCAATCAACTGCTCAAGGCACAATTAATATTTCAAGGTATAATCAAAGCACAGGATTGGGATAAGATTAAACATGAAATAGCATTTGTCTATGCAGAAGATAATTTTTATAGAGAGCAGAAGAATAGTGAAATTTTAAACATGCGATTGGAAGCACTCAGTACAATATCCGAGTTTGCTGGACGTTACTTCTCGATGGCATGGATTAAAAAGAATATTATGCAAATGACAGATAAGGAAATAAAGAAAATGCAGAAAGAGATTGATGCTGAAGTTGATGGTGGCAAGATTGTTAAGGATGCCACTATTGAGTGGGGTGCTATGGGGCCACAAGGGCCACCTGAACCAGAAGTTCCAGAAGTACCACCAGAACAACCACCACCATCAGCACCAGCACCAGTACCACCAACTAATGGTCAACCACCAGCGCAAGAGGAACAGCAAGTATTACAAGAATTGTCTTTAGATATAGATGCAATTCGTAGTCAATTAGAGGATGTTTAAGGAGAAATGACATGGCAACAATAGATTTAGTAAATGCGATTTTGAATGATGAAAATTCCGATGCGTTGCAACATTTTCATACGGAACTGGCATCGAAGATAAATACTGTGTTAGATGCTAGGAAAGAAGAACTCGCAACTGATTGGTTGGATAATTCTGCTGTTACAGGTGCTGAAGATTCTAAAGTAGCAGAGGAATAAAGTAATATGGCACAATTAAAAGTTTATGATCAATCAAAAATAAGAGGAAAGGCAACTTTTCTGATTAATCTGGGAAGTGGTGCTTCTGAAACCATAGATGTTTCTGCTTTGGCAGATGCAGATGGTGCTACCGCAAGGGTTAATTTGATAGATGTTGAATGGTCATCTGCGGCTGGTATAACGGTTAAATGGGATGCCACTTCAGCTGAAACAGCATTGCAATTATCAGGCAACGGGAAATTATTAGAAATGGCATTACCGTATAGTACCGCATCTGGTGCAACAGGTGATATTATAGTAACTGCTGGTTCGGGTGTTGCAACTGCTATCCTTACGGTGAGAAAGGTTGCTGGTTTTGCAGCTAGGACAGATTATTCTGGATAGAGGGGTAAAAAATGAAACTAATCACTGAAGTTACGGAAGATTTAGAAGTTTTTGAAATTGAAGAAGGTACAGATGGCAAAAAGTCATTATACCTTGAAGGTGTATTTCTTCAATCAGAAACTGTAAATCGTAATAAAAGATCTTATCCAAGGCATATCTTGGAGAGAGAAGTAAAACGATATAAAAAAGATTATATCAAGGAAAATCGTGCCTTTGGTGAATTAGGTCATCCAGAAGGGCCGACTATTAATTTAGATCGGGTTTCTCACATGATTACAGATTTGCGAAGATCTGGAAATGATTGGACAGGCAAAGCAAAGGTTATGCGTGATACACCGTCTGGCAAAATTGTTGAAAGTTTGCTCAAAGAAGGTGCTAGACTCGGTGTTTCATCGAGGGGTATGGGATCATTGGAGGAGCAGTCCAACGGCATAAAATTAGTAAAGGATGACTTTCATCTGGCAACTGCGGCTGATATTGTTGCTGATCCGTCTGCACCAAATGCATTTGTAAATGGTATTATGGAAGGAAAAGAATGGGTCTGGAACAATGGTGCAATACATGAGTCAGATATTGCACAAATGAAGCAACAAATTGATGTGCCTAAACAGAATCGAGAAGAAAACGCTCTGAAACAATTTGAATTATTTTTGTCAAAATTATAATTTGTATAAATACCAATACAACAAATCTATAGAGATTAAGTACAAGGAGAAGTAAAATGGAAGCATTGGAAAAAGATTTTCAAGAACTAGTTGCTTCTGAGGACAGCACCGTTGAGGATGAAATCATTCAAGGGATTTTAGAACCGACTGTTGCTGAAGAAGAAGAAGTTCTTGATGACGAAACAGAAGAAGTTCTTGATGACGAAACAGAAGAAGTTCTTGAAGAAGAAGAAGAAATAACTGCTGAAGAACTCGAATCATATAACGAGTTAATTGCTGAATTGAAGCAAGAATTTCCTGATATGGATTTCGATAATGTCGAAATAGCAATCAACGAAGATGGTGAAGTCGAGATTCAGGAATGGAGAAAGAAAAAAGGAACTGGGAAATTTAAATGGGCAAAACGTACTGTTAATGGTAAGGTAGTAAGGCAAAAAGTTGAAATTACGAAAGAGGTGGGCCCAGAAATACAATCAAAGGGTAAACGAAAAAGAATCAAATTACGATCAAAATTACCCAATTCTTTTGACCCATCTGATGTTGCTTCTGACGATGCCGTTGCAATCGGTGAAGAAGATTCAGATGTTCAAGAATACACCGTTGGTAAACAAGCACGTCCAACTAATGTTATGGTTTACAGGATGGTCGATGGAAAAA